TGAAAAAAACGTCGCAGAAGCCGATTCTGTGCGTCAGAGTACCCATGGTACAGTTCTTCAGAATGGTATTCTTGCAAATGATTTGAATCTTCGTGAGCAGACTTATGAAAAGCGTCTTGGTTACGAACTTGAAAAGATGAATTTGGAGCTTGAAAACCTTCGGCTTCAGGGTTCTTACCTTAGCTCTGGTGTTTTAAACAACATTGCTTCTGCTAATCGTGCTAATTCTGCCGCTGCTTTTGATAATATTCAAACTGAAATGGCAGGTATGGAACGTGATTTCTATAAAAATATTGAAAGTCTTACAGGTACTCCCAGGTCTGTCGCCAGCGGTGTTGGTTCCACCATCAAAAATGTTGTAGGCTTCCTCGGAGGTCGTTACTTTGGAAGGAGATAATTTTATGTCCAACAAAACTACTATGATTCTGACTTTTATTGTTTCTGTTGTTGTTCCCTTTATTCAGGAAGTTGTGGATCTAATTGAAGCTCTTAGAGGTAGAGCTTCTTTAGATACTGTGACTGCCAAAAAAGTTGTCTCGGACTTTCAAGCTGATGTTTCTCAACTTGTTGAGCCAGTTGCTAATAAGAACGATTCTAAAAAAACTAGCCGTTTTTTCGGTTCTTGGAGGGATTCTAAATGAGACGTCGCCGTTTATCTAAACGTGGTTCACGCCGTCTTTTCCGGCGTACCTCCAGATCTCGTCGTAGAAATTTTAAAAGAGTAGGACGAGGTGGATTTAGGATTTGACATTCTGATTTAATCCTGATACAATCGGTACAGGTGATTAATATGGTTTGTTATAATCCTATTCTTATGTACCCAGTCGAAGGAGCGATTACGAAAAATGGAAAGCAGTATTATAGTTTTTACGGTAGCCTTGCCTCTCACCCTGAGCTTGCTTGTGATAGCCGTTTCATTCGTTGTTCTTGTAAACAATGCATCGGCTGTCGTCTCGAAAATAGTAGACAATGGGCTGTCCGTGCTGTTCACGAAGCCCGTTCTTCGTCTTCTGCTTATTTCGTTACTTGTACTTTTGACGATTATCATTTGCCACGCGATAAAAGCTTAAGCAAGAAATTTCATCAGACTTTCATGAAGAATCTTCGTCGTGAGTATGGTAGCGGTATTCGTTTTCTCGGTTGCGGTGAATATGGTGAACTTCATGATCGTCCCCATTATCATTACATATTGTTTAATATTGATTTTAGCGACAAAATTTTTCGGTTCCGTACAGACGGTTATAATACTTATACTTCTTTTCGTTTTGCGAAGGTCTGGAAATACGGTATGCATCTTATTGGTGAGTTTAGTTTTGACGCTGCTGCCTATGTCGCCCGTTATATAGTTAAAAAGCAGACTGGCATTAAAGCTGCTGCTCACTATAAAGGCCGTACGCCTGAGTTTATGCTTGCATCTAATCGTCCTGGCATAGGCGGAAAATGGCTTGAAGAGCATGGTGAAGAGTGTTATGCTAACGATTATATTGTTATCAATGGTAGAAAGATGCGTCCTCCTCGTTATTACGATAAGAAATTCGATGAAACGCATCCTCACTGGATGGAGTTTATTCGCAATAACCGTATTGAGAAAATGCTGCATAACTTGGAGAACAATACTTTTGAGCGTTTAATTGACCGTTGTAGAGTTCAGGAAGGAAAGTATAAACATTTTCTTGGCAGAAAACTTGACAAGGTATTATGACTGTGTTATTATTAAGTCAGTAAAGGAGTGATGCTTATTAAACGATTTTCTAGTGAGTTTACCGCTGTTCATTTTTATTGCGTACATAAGGGTATAACATTCGATTTTTCTTTTAGAGGCTCTAAGTATGCCGCTTACAAGCTTAAGTCTGATGGTTCTAATGTTATTCGTCTTGATAATGAATATTTTGTTATACCTAATTCTTTGTATTTGATGATTCGTCGTTTTTTGATTCATTACAGAAAAGGAGATGTTGAAACTGAGACTTTATTCTATTTATGATTCCAAGGCTGAACAGTTCAGCCCTCCGCAGGTTTATCACAATGATATGCTCGCTCTGCGAGCTTTTGAGGGTATAGTTAACGATGATAAAATGCTTATTAAAAAGTATCCTGAAGATTTTACTCTTTATTATGTTGGCAATCTCGGTGACAGCGACGGTCGCTATCACGTGGAGAATTGCGACGAATCCCGTGTTCCTATCATGGTTGGTCGCGCCATAGAATATGTGCAGCCTGTTGACAATGATTCTACCAAATGATAATCTAATAAAGAGCGTATCAGAAAAAGGACGATCTCGTAGAGATCGCCCTTTTTTTGTACGCCACGCCCGCCGCGTCTAGGCGCCTGCGAAAGGAGGTGAAACTATGAAATTTAAGACAGCTTATGATCCTGTAGAAGAACATAATCATTGCGGTATTGAGTTTACCATGCCTTCTCTTACGGTCCAGGATGAGAAAGATGAAACTGATATCAATTACATCGTAAATAAGTATGCAGACGGTCAGAAAGGTATCATGACTCTTGACCTGGGCGATAGTTCGCAATACGCTTATCTGCAGTTCGGAGATGCAACGCTTCCTGGCGACTACAGTACAGCTCTTGAGCTTGTATCCGGAGTTCGTGAAGAATTCTACAGCCTGCCCGCTTACGTTCGAGCAAAATTCGGTCACGATCCTATGAATTTCATCGATCGATTGAATGATCCTGCAACGCTCGAATATCTCCAACAACAAGGTCTTTATAGTAGCAAACATACCTTTGATGAACCACAACAGTCCGCAAGTAGTGAACAAACACAAGAAAAAAGTAACACTTCAGAACAAAATAATAAAGAAACACAAAAATAGGCGGCACCGAAGCCAGTTACTTACTTGATGTAACTGGCGTAGGTGACGCAAAAATAAACTAAAACCTAAGAATGATTTGCTTTAGGATAATTCTTAGGTTTACACTCCGAAGAAGGTGAAAATTTGTCTAGAAAAATTAGAGTTCGAGGACATCGCTTCAGCGATGCTCCTGCAATGTATATGCGGCGGACTAAATTCGACCGCTCGCACGTTTATAAGACGACTTTCAATTCAGGCAAGCTCATACCTGTATTCGTTGACGAAGTACTGCCTGGCGATACTACTCGTCTGTCTGTTAATTACTTCGCTCGGCTTGCCACCCCGATTAAGCCTATCATGGATAATATATATTTTGACTGGTTTTTCTTTTTTGTCCCAAATCGTCTCGTTTGGGACCACTGGCAGAATTTTTGTTTTGAACAGGAAGACCCTGATGATAGCACTGATTACGTCATCCCTTATATTATTGCTGGTGATAACTCTAATGACCTCTATGTTGGCACTCTTTGGGATTATTTCGGTTTGCCTGTGAATACTGGTATTTTGAGTGGAATTAATGCTCTTCCATTCCGTGCTGTTTATTTGATTTGGAATGAATGGTTTAGGGATGAGAATCTTCAGAAGTCCGTAAAAATTGAAAAAGGCGATGTTAACGGAGTTTTGGATTCTAGTCGTAAATCAGACCAGCCCTCTTGGGTATTTAAGCCAGGAACTACTCTGAGTGTGGCTGGTCTTGCTTGCCCTCCTCGCGGCAAACGTCATGATTACTTTACTTCTGCCCTTCCTTGGACTCAAAAAGGACCTGGAGTACAAGTTCCTTTGACTGGTAATGCTTTTGTTTATGATGCTCAAGGCGTATCTATTCCTAATATGCCTTCTACCGTTAAGGACATCAATGTTGCTGGTAGAATTATGACCCGAGAAACTGATGGCAACTGGCCTCACGAGGTTTATGAGTATAACCAGAGCAACGAAAGCCTCGTTTCTTCGAATAGATTCTCTTATGCTGATCTTGAATCCATATCTGGCGCCACCATAAACTCTCTGCGTACTGCTTTTCAGATGCAAAAGTTCTACGAACGTCTTGCTCGTGGTGGTAGTCGGTATACAGAAGTGCTTCGCTCTTTCTTCGGCGTAATTTCTCCTGATGCTCGTCTTCAGCGCCCTGAATTTCTTGGTAGTTTCACTAAAATGTTAAATGTCAACCCAATAGCTCAGACTTCTGCAACCGACGACACCTCTCCGCAAGGTAACCTTTCTGCTTATGGTGTTACTGCGGCCAAGTTCCATGGTTTTACAAAGTCTTTCGTTGAGCATGGTTATATTTTAGGTTTTGTCTCTGCTCGTGCTGACATTACTTATCAGCAAGGTATTAACAAGATGTGGCTTCGTTCTACGGTCTATGATTTTTACTGGCCTACTTTCGCTCATCTTAGCGAACAGGCCATTGAACTTCGTGAGATTTATGCTCAAGGTAACAAAGATGATACTACCGTTTTCGGTTATCAGGAACGCTATGCCGAATATCGTTATAAACCTTCGCAGATTACTGGTAAGTTCCGTAGTTCTGTAGTTAAAGGCTCTTTAGATATGTGGCATCTGTCACAGTTCTTTAAGAATGCTCCAACTCTCAACGAGGAATTTATTGTGGAAAATCCACCTATTGAGCGCATTATCGCTGTTCCCAGCGAGCCTGAGTTTTTGATTGATATAGGTTTTCGCTATACCACTGTGCGTCCTATGCCTATGTTTGGCACTCCTGGTCTTGTTGATCACTTCTAGAAGGAGTTGGTTTTATGTCATGGCTTTCTAACACTTTAGGCAGCATCGCTGGTTCTGTTCTTGGATCTTCAGTTCAGAATCATTACAACTCTGCTAATGCTGCTCAACAGAACCAATGGAATGTTGAAAACTATAAGCATCGCTATCAATGGTCTGTAGAAGATATGCGCAAGGCTGGTCTTAACCCTATTCTTGCTGCAACTAATGGTATAGGCGGTTCTATATCTGGAGCTTCAGCCGCTTCTGTAGGTATGAGTGATATAGGTTCCACCATGAACTCTGCCAAAGCTGCTAGCGCCGCTGAAAGGCAGGCTAAGAATGCCGAGCATCTTGCAGTATCTCAAATTGAAAAAAACGTCGCAGAAGCCGATTCTGTGCGTCAGAGTACCCATGGTACAGTTCTTCAGAATGGTATTCTTGCAAATGATTTGAATCTTCGTGAGCAGACTTATGAAAAGCGTCTTGGTTACGAACTTGAAAAGATGAA